AAGGACTGGTTGAATGGCAAAAAGGTTCTGTAGATTATCAAATGAATCAAGAACAGATAGCAGGAGATACACAAGGAGTTCAAACCGAAGAAGTCTTACGAAAGGAGTTTGGTGCTAATTATGATAAACAACTATCCTCGGCTCAAAGGGCATTAAGAGTATATGGAACACCAGAACTACAACAAAAGTTATCTGATCCAAGATACGGTAATGACCCAGACCTAATCAGACTACTTGCAAATGCTGGTAAAGATATTACAGAGGACTCTGCAAGAGGTACTGCAAACAACTCTTTAGTAATGAGTCCACTAGATGCTAAGATGCGTATTGAAAAGATAAATGGCGATAAATCGAATGCTTACTGGGATTCAACTAATCCTAAACACCAAGAAGCACAAGAGGAAATGCGACAATTATTTGATAAAGCCTACAATTAGTGGTAAGATAAGAATCAAGCGGAGTAAAATCCGCTTATGCTATAGCTGCCCGAAAGGATAACAGCAAGGCAGATGGTGGTTCTCAAACTCGTATAGTCAGCGTAATAGACAGGACACCCGAAAGGATAATGACCGTTTTTATGTTTAATTATATAGGAGGGCATTATGTCCACTCAAATTACAACTGCATTTGTCGAGCAGTATAAAAGTAATGTGTTGCACCTTGCACAGCAAAAAGGTTCACGATTACGCGACTCGGTTCGGTTTGAATCGGTAACTGGTAAGAATCACTTCTTTGAAAGAATTGGTGCTGCATCAGCTCAAAAGCGTACTTCACGCCATTCAGATACACCACGTATGGATACTCCACATTCAAGACGTAGAGTTTCAATGGATGATTACGACTGGGCAGATTTAATTGACCAAGAAGATAAGGTTCGTATGTTAATCACTCCACAGAGCGAGTATGCAATGGCAGGTGCTAATGCAATGGGTCGTGCTATGGATACAGCAATCATTGAGGCTGCTGTAGGTAATGCTTATGGTGGCGTTGCAGGTGGTACAACTATTGCTCTACCGTCATCTCAGAAAATTGTTCATGCTTCTTTAGGCTTAACAGTATTAAAATTGTTAGAGGCAAAAGAAATCATTGATGGTTCGGATGTAGATGCAGATGAAGAACGCTTCTGTATTCTTTCGGCAAAGCAAGTAACTGATTTGTTAAATACTACTGAAGTTAAATCTTCTGACTACAACACTGTTAAAGCGTTGGCTCAAGGTCAATTAGATACTTTCTTAGGATTTAAGTTTATCCGTTCAGAGCGTTTAGGAAATGACTCGAATAGTAATCGTCAGGTTACTGTATATACGAAGTCAGGTATTGGTTTAGCATTAGGTGCAGACATTCAAACTCGTATTAGCGAGAGAGATGACAAGAACTATGCTACGCAGGTATTTTTATCAATGACAATCGGTGCTACTCGTGTTGAAGACGAAAAAGTAGTAGAGATTGCGTGTGTAGAATAATAGGAGAATAATTATGGCTATAACTACTCAAAAAAGTACGCAAGTAACTAACTTTGATGCTAGTCCTTCTGTAAGAGAAGAAACATCTGATGTTCATGGTCGTTTGCGAATTGCCGCTTTCGACCACACACAATCAGGTGCTGGTGATGCAACATCTTCTGCGGAAGTTGCTCGTTTACCTGCTGGAACGGTTCGTTTGTTAGGTGCGTTAAGTCGCGTTGAGCATAACTGGACTACTTCTAGTGCTACTATGGATGTCGGTTGGGATGCTTACACAGACCTTGATGGTGCTGCTGTAGCTGCTGATGCAGATGGTATTGACAACGGTGTTTCTGTTGATACTGCTGGTGCAATAGCTGTAGGGTCTGCATTAACAGCAGATACTAAAGTATTCATTTCGCAAGGTGGTGTATCTATTAGATTAACAAGTACCGATACTGCTATCGTTTCTGGCGATACTGCATCTGGCTACTTGGTTTATGTACTAGACTAAAGTTGAAAAAAAAAGGAGGTGGCTTTAATTAGTCATCTCCACCACATTCAGGAGAAGTGATATGGCTACAGCAGTTTCCATTTGTTCAAACGCATTACGCAAACTTGGTGACGATCCAATCACATCCCTAACTGACGATACAGAACGAGCAAGACTCTGTAACGCATTTTATGAACCTACAAGAGATGCTGTATTAAGAGCGCATCCTTGGAATTTCGCAATAGAAAGACAAGCTTTAAGTAAATTAGTATCTACACCGATATTTGATTATGCTTACGAGTTCACTTTACCAACCAGTCCTTATTGTCTTCGTGTTCTAAAAATGGAATATGAGGATTATATTTTTAAGATTGAAGGTAGAAAGTTATTATCAGATCAAGGTGATGCCAAGATACTGTATATAGCTCAGATTACAGACCCTGCAAAGTTTGACCCAATGTTTACAGAGCTATTAACTGCTAGACTTACAGCAGAATTAGCTTACGCTATCACAGGCAGCAATACATTAACTAAACAAATGTGGGAAATATATGACTCTAAGATTTCAGAAGCAAGAAGTATTGACGGTTTAGAAGGATTTATAGACGGATTAGTTTCAGACGAATTTACATCATTCAGGGGTTAAATGGCTAGAGTACATCCATTCCAGTCTAACTTTACTGCTGGGGAGTTAAGTCCTCGCCTTGAAGGGCAAATTGACTTTAAGAAATATTTTAACGGTTGTAGTGAACTGACAAACATGATTGTATATCCTCATGGAGGGGCTACACGTAGAGGTGGTATGTACTTCGTATCAGAAGTAAAGACATCTTCTAAAGAAGTCAGACTTATACCTTTTGAGTTCAATGTAACACAATCGTATGTATTAGAATTTGGAGATCAATATATCCGTTTTTATAAGGATAATGGTCAAATACAATCAGGCGGTTCTGCTTACGAAATTGCATCTCCTTATTTAGAGGCTGAATTAACAGAGATACATTTTGCTCAGTCAGCAGATGTAATGTATATATGTCATAGTAATCATGCACCAAGAAAACTATCTCGTACAGGTCATACATCTTGGACATTAACTACACCTACATTCACATGGGCGGGTTCTTCCCCTTGGACATCCAGTAATGGCTATCCCAGATCAGTGTCTTTCTATGAACAAAGATTATTTTTCGCAGGAACATCTACTTATCCACAAACAATCTGGGGTTCGCAGACTGCTTCCTACGAGAACTTTGACCAAGGAACAGGTCTAGCAGATGAATCAATGGAATATGCCATTGCAACAAACAAAGTAAACGTAATAAGATGGTTACAACCAAGTAGAGATTTAATTGTTGGAACAGGAGGTGGTGAATTTAAAGTAGGTCGCCCACAAGGTGAGCCTTTAACACCTGCTAATGTAATGGTAACACAACAAACCACGTATGGTAGTTGGACAATTCCTCCGATACAAATTGGTAATGCTATCTTGTTTGCTCAAAGGGCAAGAAGAAAGATTAGAGAGTTCTCGTATGTATTTCAAAGCGATGCCTATACAGCACCAGACATGACATTACTAGCAGAACATATCACTACAGGTTATCTCAAAGATATGGATTATCAACAAGAGCCTGACTCTGTAATATGGTCATGTACTTCTACTGGTAAATTATTAAGTATGACTTATGAAAGACCTGAAGATGTTGTTGCGTGGGCGGAGCATGAATTAGGTGGTGCAGATGTGGAAGTTGAAAGTGTAGCAGTTATTACAAACACAACACAAGATCAGTTGTGGGTTTCAGTTAAAAGAACAATCAATAGTACAACAAAACGATATATTGAATATTTAGACCCTAATATAAATGTAGATTCAGGAATTACAGGTACAGTATCTACTGCAACGACTTCAGTCAGTGGACTCTCACATTTAGAAGGTGAGACGGTTAAAATTGTAATAAATGATGCTGTATTCCCAGATGCAACGGTTGCTAGTGGTTCTATTTCTATAACTGTTCCATCAGGTTGGTCTAATGTTGCTATTCAAGTCGGACTAGGCTATACCTCAACTTTAAAGACTATGCGTGTTGAAGCAGGGTCGCAAGCAGGTAAAGCACAAGGATTAAGAAAGAGATGGAATGAAGTCATGGTTAGACTACTTGATACTACAGGTGTTAAGATAAATGGAGACCAGCTTCCTTTTAGAACGTCATCAACTCCAATGGGTTCAGGTATCGGATTATTCACAGGCGATAAAAGAGTTACGAACCTTGGTTGGGATAGAGACGGTATTATTGAAATCAAACAAGAACAGCCTTTACCTTTAACGGTATTAGGTATTCATGGAACATTAACAGTGAGCGATTAAGATGGCAATAACAGGTGGGGAAGCAGCAGGTGGTGTAACCGCAATAGTTGGTGGATTCGTAGGGGCGGAAGGTGCTATGCAAGCAGGTAATGCTTCTTATGCAGCAGGCCAAGTAGAATATCATCAAGAACTAGAAAGAACGCACTACGATGTAAAGATTTACCAACGTCAAATGATTGCAGCATTACATATGCAATTTGCACAAGCAGGTGGCGCAGGTGTAGTAGTAGGAGAAGGTTCTCCAATGTTATTAGCAATGAATACTTTGAATGACCTAGAAGAAGATAAAGCACAAATGTATAGAAATGGTGCAAAGAATGCTTGGAAATACTGGAAAACAGGTGCAGATCAATTCTCAGCAGCACAATCACAAGCAACTGGCTCTTTACTTGCTGGTATAGGTAAAGCAGCTTCCATAATGGTATAAGATATGGCAATTACAATTAGATCGAGACAAGGAACACAGATAGGCTACAAAGGAACATCTGGTGGTAGTGTATCGTGGATTAATCAAGCTGGACAAGCAGGTAGGCAGCTTGCTTCTTTAGGCAATACTATAATCAATTCAGCAGACAACGTAAGTAAAATATTTGATTCTGAAGTATCTGCTTCTGAAAAAAAACAACAAGTCGATGACCTTACAGTTGCATATTTACAGCAATCAAGAAGTTGGCAAAAAGACTTGCAGAATGGCGGTTTCAAATTAGATGCAAATGGAATTCCAGAGTTTGAACTCAATCCTAATTATTTCACTGATATATCTAACCAGCATCATGAAAAATTCTGGAAAGACTATGTAGACGGTAAAGATTTAGATTCTGAAGCTGTGTCTGCTTTCGGAGTTTATTTTCAGAACTCACAAAAAGCATCATTCAATAATGCTGCAACATGGGGTAGAACTCAACGATTCACTAGATTAAAAGCAAAAGATACAACAAACTTATCTGCATTGTTACTTACTATTAAAACAGATAAATCTATCCGCAATAAAAATGATGCTTTTACTGCATTAAATAATATCGTTCAAACTGGTGCGCCTCATAGAGACAGTGCTGAAATGAAGAATGTATTTATTGCAGCAAAAAAAGCTTTAATTGAAAGTAGTTCTATTGAAATAGCTTTTGGACAACAAGGCAAGAATCAAGTACCGTCAGATATACAGAATGGTTATACAGCAGAAGATTATACGAAAGCTATGGCCAATATAAGCGAACATCCTGTATTGGATAGAAATCAGAAATTAGCTATTATTACAAATCTGGAATCGAATAGAAAATTACGAGTTTCAATAGAAAAGACTAATAAAGCTACTGCTGACAACTCTATTCAAACTAATTTTTCAAAATTACACTCTGAAGGTAAGCTAACAATATCTTTGATTGAGAACTCTTCTATTGATTTTAAACAAAAAATGTTCTGGAAGGGTCAATTAGAAGGTGGTAGTAAGAAACCTTGGAAAGGTGATTTCAATGAAATTGGTAATAAAATTAATACAGGAACATGGTCTGAAGAGAATGATATTGCTCGTACACCAGAAGTCATTGTGGCTGAAGTAATAAAAGAAGCTCAACTAAAGGGAATACCATATCTTGAGATTAACAAATTAGTTACTCATGTTCGTGCAGAAGCAAAATTAGACCCTATTAATGTTTTAAAGAAATCTGCTGAAGCTCACGCTAAACAAGTCTTTCAACAAAAATTAACAAGTTTTGAATTAATAATGATGGGTCAATTAGGTGCAAAAGCCAAAGGAGCAATGGCATCTGAAATTAAAGCAGCACAAGATAATAAGATATGGAAATTTAAAAGTGAATTAAGTCTGCAATTAGCTGAAGGACGTAAAGACGGTCTTACTTGGAATAAGATGCTTTCTCCTAACAGTCCTGATTACATAGTAAATGACATTATTGATAACATAACTAATACAGAGCCAAAATCTATAGGAGACTTAGGTGGTCAAAACGAAGTAGAAGAAGAATCCTTCTTTGATAATGTTATAGACAGTGTTGTAGATTTCTTTAGTAGTGATGATGACGAGGATGCAGGTTCTGGGGTAGAAGACAATATAATTCACGAAATATACGGAAAAAAATCGTATTTTAAAAAAGACATAACTTTTGAACAAGCTAAAGCAAAAGTTGATTCTAAGTATGCTGCTGAACATTACGATGGTGATATGACTCAAAGAATAACTTATCCAGAAAGTCATAAAGGTTATTCACAATACCCAGAGGGTAGAGAGACATTGAAGGCGTTCAAAGAAAGAATGAGATTGATGGGCTTAAAAATTAATAGACTTGGTGTTTACAAATGACAATAATATGGAATCCATTAGGTAAACCAATGGTAAATCTATTAGATTCTGGATTCTCTATAGATGAGATCAATGCTGAATCACTTTTAGAACAAAAAGCCTTAAAACACTCAGGATTTTCAGATGCAGAAATTCAAGAAGAATTAGGTATTCCAAGCTCAAATTGGGTTCGTACTGTTAATAATGTCAACCAACCAACTCTTTCTACAATTACTGAGAGATTAGATTCTGGATTCAGTCCTTATATGTTTGTAGGTGGTCGTCAAGGAAGGTTTAATTTTGACGTACCGAAACATGAAGATGACAAGACACCAGGAACACAGTATCAATTTGAAGCAGCTGATGGTAATAATTGGTGGTTTCAGTTAGAGAATGATTATCAAGGTGGGCGTTGGGATGAAGCGGATCATGCTAAAACTAACTATGAAGAATATAAAACTTGGTCTCCTGAAACTAGAAAAGAATTACTTAACCAGATGTGGGCTGGCTCTCCTGAAATAGCAGATTTTATAAATAACTCTGTTCTGGAGGACAAACCTTGGGAAGAAGTTATAGATGGCTTAGAGGGGTTCAATACATACCGTCAGATTTCTAACTTTGATGTAACTGGTTTACCAGAATTTGATGAAAACTTACTAGCACTGTTAGAAAATACTAAATTGTTAGACAGCATTAAAATTAATGGTCTGGCTAATATTCCAGAGCTAGTCATTCCAGAGGATGCAGATGAAGATACAAAGTCTGCTATGCAGTTATTACAAAACTACATTAATTTAGCTAAAGCATCGCCAGAGCTTTTAACAAAAGAATGGGATTGGTCAGAAATTCCAGGTAAGGCTTATGACTCTTCTGTGATCGGATTAATACATGAATTGATTAAAGTTAAGAATGGTGACAAAACTGCTGCAAAAAATGCTGCTGAAATGTTCGTTAATCTACAAGCTTTTGAAAATCAACCTTGGTTAAAACAAAGAGCATTTAATGTTGCTGCAATCGGAAACGAGTTGCCTATTATGATACCTGCTGGTAAAGCTGGAGTATGGGCTTGTGCGCCAGCAGCAGCAGCAGCATCAGCAGCAGCAACACCTTTAGCAGGAGCAGCAGTAATTGGTGGTTGTTCTCTAGGTGCAGCATTTGGTGCGCCAGCCTTTTTACGTTCTATGTTGATGGATTTAATGAATCAAGATATTGGTGTAGAAGATGAAGAAGGGATGCTCACTATTCTTCTTACTGCTCTGGAGACAGGTGGTATTGAAATGTTAGTAGGTATTCTTACAGGAGTGACAGGTGGTTCTGTAGGTTACGGATTAAAAACTATGGGTGTTACTAATAAAATAGTAACTGGTGGTGCAACTTTAACTGCTGAAACTTTTGCTATGGTTAGTGCATCTGGTGCTTTACATGGGTATATGCCTACATGGAACAACTTTGTTGATACAGCTTTAGAGCTTCTTGTCCTTAGAGGTGGTAATAAAGGTGTAAAGGAAACAACAAGCCTTATAAAACGTCAGTATCAAGGAACAGAATTTTATGTATATCGTAACTTACAGAAGTTATATGCAAAAGCAGGAATTGATCCAAGAGCAGTAAAAGAACATATCAAGGACAATCCAGAACTTGCAAGAGAGTTAATAGAAATATTAGGCAAGAAGAACTTTGTAATGCCTGAATACTATGTGCGCCATGTAGCAGAAGTAATGAATCGTCTTGAGCAAGTATCACGTAGCACGATAAAAGTAGGCGATCAAGATTTTCAAGTATCAAGATACTATGATGCTAAGAATGGAACAATGGAAGTATTATCTCAATTTCTTGGTGAAGCTAAAGGAATGCCAGATAAGATTACTTTCCAAATTACTAAAGAAGGTAACTGGACTATAAAAGATGCAGAAGGTGGTTTGAGCCTTAAAGGAATTCAAGCTATTGCAGATTTTGCTGAATCTAAAGGTCGTCAAATTGTACAAACAGAAGGCTTTGACCAGATATACAAAATCATTGAAATGCGTCAAGATAAAGTAGAGACGTTAGACCCTAGAGATAAAATTGCAATAGACCTATGGAAGGGGGTTAAGCAAACAGCAGACGAACTTCGTAATCTTGGTAAAGATAAAGAAGCTGATGAAATATTAGCGGAAGGTAGAAACTTATTAGAACAAGCGGTGGGTAAAGATTACTTCTCTCAAGCCGAAGTCAAAGTAGCTGAATATCAGAAGTTTGTAACAGACAAAGAAATACAAGAAGCCTCTAGTACAGAATATAAACTAACAGGATTCCACCCACCAGAAACAATATTCAAAAATACATTCGGTGTAATAGATGAATTAAAGATTCCAGAACATGATATTGAAACAGAATTAATTGTAACTCATGCTACAAAAACATTTAATGTAGCTGACATAGCTAAGAATGGTATGGACGTTGCTAAAGGTAATGGCTTCTTACATTTCGGTACAGATGTTCAAGCTAAAAATCGTGGAGCAGGAATTACTGATCCTACGTTCTTGAGAGTGCAAGTTAAGTATAACAAGCCACTAGATGCTCGTATTTGGGAGAATTTTGATGAGGCTACTGAAGGGTTAGGTACGCCACTAATGACGGCTAGATTCCTTCGAGATTTGTCTGGAAAGGACGAAATGCACCCTGCTAAATTAACTGTACTAGAATATGATGCTATTCGTAATGAACAAGGCATACAAGCGCAGAGTTTAAAATTAGCTGACATTCTTAAACTTAGAGGA